CGCTACATACAGCGATTCCGCCAGCCGATCACATTCGCGCAGATAGACTTCTCTGTACTGAGAGTCTGCATTCAGCGGATCACTGATCTCAATACTGCGGTTACTATCCCCGAAGATCCGTTGTGTTCGTGATGGCGCCATCTGGCCGGATGTGCCGACACCCTTCATCACCTCTGACGCATCCCAGGCCCGATCGCAGCGGTCCAGCTGGTTGGTGATGCGCTCATACCAATGCGAGTCGGGGATGCGATTGACCGCCTCCTCGAACCGCGCCATGTCGCCTGCAGGCACCTGGGATCCATCATTGAGCCCCAGGTGGAACGAAGCCCGGCTGATGTCGTAGTCGTTCAGGCGCACAGCCGATCAGGCATCTGCCGGGAGAGTATCGGCTTCCTTCCTGAAGATCCCATCGACCATCCGGCCCTTGCGGTCCTTGATCTCATGCCAGGCGTGCTCGATCGCGTCCTCCACCGTGAAGCCCAGCCGGGCGGAAAGGATCGTCAGCACCACCACGGCATCGCCAACGCCATCGATCTGGCCGTCGGGCTTGCCCTTGGCGATCGCCGCGGCCAGCTCGCCGAGCTCCTCCAGCAGCTTGAGCATCTGCGCCTGCGGCGTGCTGCCCTCGATCAAGTTGCGCTCCGCCGCCCAGCCGCGGATCCGCTCGAAGCCTTCGTACTGCTCGCTCATCGCCTTAGCCGAGGAACAGCTGGTTGCTTTTGAAGATCTCATCCCAGTTCACGCGGGTGCTGCTGGCCTTGAGCTGATCGAGGTTGCGGAACACTTCACCCGGCAGGGAGAGCTGCAGGCCCTTGAGCTTCTTGGCGGTGCGGTAGCCGAGGCCCGGCACCCGGCGAGCGATCTCCTCGGCCGTGGCGGTGTTGACATTGAGCCGTGTCTCGACGATGTCGATGATCGGCGCGGGGATGGCCTCATCGGGTTCTTCCTGCCGCTCGTAGCGGGCATCGAAGTCCGGGTTGCCGGTGGCATCGCAGGGCATCAGCTGCGACAGGGAGGCGTAGTAGGGCACGCCGTCAGGGCCCTTCACCATCACAAAATCCTCTTTGCCCCCTCCGCCGCCAACCTGCAGCACGCGCTTGCCCGTCTTTCGGTCCTGGAAGATCACCTGTGTGCTCACAGCTGTGATGCGCTGACTGCCCACCAGGGTATGGCGGCAGCCTGTATTGCCACATAGAGAAAGGCCCCGCCGGTGAAGGCGAGGCCTGCGTCCCCGTGTCGGTTCGACCCGCTCAGGCTAAGTGCGCTATCGAGCGAAGGAACAGTGTCCTCGACGATGTAGCACACCTCGGCGATCACATAAACACCGCCGAGGAACAGACTCCCCAGGCCGCCCTTGTCAGCGAAGAGCTTGAACTCCAGCTCGGCGGTGGTGATCACAGGAGCACCCACGCTGTTGCTGGAGTCATCAGCGTCAAAGTCGCCGCGAGCGGAGACATTCATCGGGCCGGTGTGGGCGCCGGTGGCGCTGATGGCACCGGAGTCACCAGGGGCAGCGGCGGGAGCGGTGGCCTTGGCTTCCAGCCACAGCTTGGCGCCGGCGTTGGCCAGCAGGCCGGAGGCCTCAGGGGCCACCGGATCCTTAGCGCCGGAGCTGAAGGCACCAGGCTGATCCGCCTGGCGGGGCACGCGCAGGCCGATGCGGTACAGGGACGCGCCAGCGGGCACGATCAGACCCTTGACGTCAGCGCGGGGCTTGTCATCGGGCCGGGTGTCCACCGACGGGATGGTGATGTCGTAGCCCTGCACGCCGGCGCCGGTGCCAGGAGCGGCGGGGACGGCGCCCTGGATGTGGACGATGCCCACCTTCTGCACAGCGACAAAGCCGGGCATGTAGATCACGCCCTGCTGCTGGCGATCGTGAGGATCGCCAACAGGCCGCTTGTTCTTGGTGAAGTCGGCGTTGGGCTTGGGCCAGGCATTGATGCCATTCACCCAGTTGCCCGGAAAAATCTTCTTGTAAGTTTCAGCCATGGAATTGACCTCTAGGGATGACGGTTAAGCAGTCCTCCTTGATCAGGGAGTGGTGTAGATGAAGCTGTGGGCGATGGTGACGAAATCCATGTTCAGCGTCTCGAAGCCAGCGAACAGGCTCCAGATCAGGATGACGAAGCGCGAGAAGTCGTCATTGCTGTTGATCAGCACCTGAGCGTTGTTACCGCCGATGCCGATACCGATCGCCTGAGGACCGAAGAAGATCCCGCAAGCGGCGCGGCTGGACTTGGCCGTGGTGCCCGTGAAACCCTTCGCGCCCTTAATGGCCACGTTGTAGTTGTACTCGGGCATGTTGGTGGTCTCGAAGAAGCGGACTCCTTCAAAGAGGAACCCCGTCGGCATCGATGGGGCACCAGCAACAAAGCCGGCCTGGCCATAAGCAGGGCCCATCCCCAGGTAGTTGCTGGCGTTGGGCTGCAGGAACGGCTGCATCGGGTTCACCTGCCCGAGGCCGCTATAACGCGCGATCTCGCGGAAGTCCGAATCCTGACGCATGTGCATCATGAAGTCAGGATCACACAGACAGCGGTAATAGCCATCAGTGAAAGTCGGACAGTTGCGGCTGCGCATGTCCTTCACGACAGCCAGGAGATCCTCCTTGACGGAGAACTTGGCGTTGTCGTTGCCGCCGGCAACACTGACGTCGTAGCCAGGGGTGCCGATCTCGGTATCGCTCAGGCCGCCAGGGAAGTAGTAACCACCCTGTTCGTTATTGGCCTTGCCGCGGCTGTAGCTCTTATAGAGCTCGTTGATGAAGACGCGGTCTCTCCAGCGCCTGTAATCATCCAAAAGTGTGAGGCTTCCGATCGATTGATGGAAGACACCCAGGTTACCCGTATCGATCAGCAACCGCTGAGCGGTCATTAGATTTTCCCGGCTCACCTTGAAGGTGCTGGGTTGATCCGGTTCGGTCGGATCTGCGGGGCCTGTATATTCCTTCAGGGTCACCAAGACCTTCTGCTTGGTGATATTGCGGGAGGACGCCGTACCGATGGTTTGATCAGGCGTGCGCTCGCGGGATTCCTTGGAACCCGGAGCCCCCCAGTAGCTATAGCGGTCCAGCTGCACGGTCTGACCCGGCATCTTGGAGAAGTCGTGAACGACACATGCTACTCTGGATGAGCAGCACCCCTCTGGTTTCCCATCCCAGGGGACAGACTATATCTTACTCCCAATGCGAAAACTTCCTCGGCAGCTCACCTACGAACTTGTGGACGAACTCACTTCTCGAATGTCAGATGTTGACGCAGCCAAGCATCTGGGCATGTCGATGGTTCCTTTCTGGAATGCCAGAAAGAGGTTCGGCATCAAGTCCTACTTTGAGCGCACGGGCATCCGAACACGCAAAGCCACTGGTGAAGCCTATCGCTTTCATCAATACGACGAGCGGTTTTTCCAAAACATCGACACACCCGAGAAAGCATACTTTCTTGGACTGCTTGCTTCGGACGGGAACATAAGCCCCCGATTGACCGCTGTGCGCATTGCGCTCAAAGCTATAGATCAAGACATTCTCGAATGTTTTCGCAAGCACCTCGGCTCTGACGCCCCTCTGCTCAAGGATAAAATTCCGAAGATCAAAGGAGTTGAAAGCGCTCCTCAAAAAATCCTTGTCCTCAGTCGCATTGCAATGGTTGAGGATCTGTTTCGCTGGGGGGTGACCCCCAACAAATCCCTGACCCTCAAAATCCGATGCGAAGCGCTGAAAGACAAGCATCTTTGCGCGAGCTTTATCCGAGGTGTATGGGACGGCGACGGCTCTGTGACGGAGCGTCGTTTCAAGGTGACAACAGGCTCTGCCGATTTTGCCTTGCAACTGCAGGAAATGGTGTTTCTCATCAGTCAGCACAGGCTGCCAATCAAAACCGAGATGGGCGAGAGTGGCAATCCGCTTCATAGCCTCGTTGGTTACATTCGAGATGCGCGTGCGTTGCACGCGATCTACGCAAACCCGTATCCATCGCTTGAACGAAAGAGACAGGCCTATGAGCTGTACTGGGAGCCCCGGCGCTGATGGCCCTCATCCTCCGGTCTGGAGGGTACGGCCTAGTCGTTGAACCTTCCACTCATTCCTGAGAGGCTTGGCTGCTGATTGCCCGACCTGATTCTTTTTGACCATTCGCGCTCGCCGTCGCCGGCCACGCTGTAGGGAAACAGGTGCTGGTGGGTGGGTTTCCAGCAATTCACCGGGAGTTCACTCTCCAATTACTTGGAGAGGCGGCTGTCATTCAACCGGTTCGATTGCCAGCTCGGCCACATAGGTGGGATGCGGGCGGTAGAGCTCTGCGCCGAGCAGCTTGGGAAAGTCGGAATCAATCCACAAAACGGATAGCGCCTCCTGCGCGAAATCAGTGGAAGGCGCACGGAAGACAAGCCTTCTGTGCTTGTCTGACGAAGGTATGTACCCTCCTGCCTGTGTAAATCCGTCAGCATGTGGCCGCTCAACCCCGCACCGTTCTCAACCCCACCGAATCGGCAGCGCTGACACGGCTGGTTCTGGCCTACTGCCTGGGTCGTGGCTCGATCTGCCTGTGCAGCCGCAGCTACTCCCTGCAGCTCCATCAGCCGCGGGCGAACATGGACTACACCCACTACCAATGGCGACGGCTGCGGCAGTTCCTGCCCAACACCAAGGCGCCGCGCTATGTGCCGCTCACCGGTGACAACGCCGACGGCCGCGCTGGCCAGTGGCGCCTGCGGGTGAGCAGCAAATACTTCGAGACCGCCTTCCACCTGCTCTACCCAAACGGCTTCCACCTGAGCGCAG